ACAACTTCTCCAGAATAGAATCCATGATCCGCTGCACCCTCTGTAACCTGTATTAACTGTATAACGTCGCCGCCAGTGGCGCCAGTCCATGTTATAGAACGATCTGGTGCAACGATAGGTTCGTTACCTAAACTTGGTATTGATGGAGATGTAACGTATGCATGAGGGTGTGGAGGTAATGCGGCAGCATCATCAGACTGATGATCATAAACATTCTGAACATCTACAGTGTATTTTGTGATATTGTCATGAAGAGAACTATTTCCTCTCTTAAGTCTTCTACGAATAAAGGCAATATTAAATTCACCAACGCCAGGCAAATCACCAAGTATGAAAGTTGAACTACTAATAACACTTAAAACACGACCAACACCTATCAGTGTATCTTGAGCATCTAAAACCTCAACTATATCTTCCTCTAAGAATCCATGATCAGATCGGGTTGAAATTCTAAAACTACTGCTTGATTGTCTTGAAACTGTATTTGGAGTAAATTTGACTGATGTGTTATAAATCCATGATCCAAAATTAGAATCCTCAGAACTTTTATTAACACCAAATGATCCAACTTTAATCTTATCACCTTTATTAAAATAAAAAGTTTCGTTAGGTATTGCAAAATCTTTTAAAACACCTGTGATTAAAACTTCAATTTTCTTAGTTGTATTTGCAAAAGAATATCCATATGCAACATTATTATATCTAACATCATCACCAACGTTCAAAACATCGATTGATGTGGGTAATCCAACAAATTGATTTGATGTTTTACTTGTGTAGGTGACAATACCAGCATTACTTGCAGTTGGTAGTGATAGAGAACCACTTGTAGGGAATCCAACTGTTGTATCAACTGTCATCACAGTTGAACCAACTGATACAATATCAGTAATACGAGTTCTGCCTGGAATTATAAAATCACCATCAATTGAATCTTGTGATACTGTAATTTGATAATAGTGTTCTCCACCATATAAAAAGTCTTTAACATCTGATATCGCACCTGAAGCACCCTGAATATTTTTATCATCTTCATCAAGATCTTGAAATAAAGTTGATCCTTTTAGATTTCTAGGATCGCCTGTAATTGCTTTGACAACAAAATCTTGACCAAAACCATAGTCAGCATCAGATGGTTTGATTAAAAATTCTGACGGTTTGATAATATTAACTTCTTCACCATATAATGCTCTGAATAATATCTTATATGACTCCTCTGTTCCTTTGGTACGGTAAAAATCTTTAATTTGACGAATAAACTTAACTTGATCTAAATCACTATCAAATTTACGATTTTCAAATCCACTTGCATAAGTTGTTTTAAGTTTATTAAGAAATTCTCGAACAAAAAGATTTGATAAATTATGAACTTTTGATCCACCTGTATGTGCAGCACCCACAGATGTTTTAAAATCTAGGACATCTGGTTTTGTAGGTTGTCTTAGAGCATTGACTCCACTGAATCCACGAACACAACCTGTGAATGAAGTTGTTCCGATTCCAGTATATGTAATGATCTCATCATCAATTTTAAGAAGTCCATATCGACTTGGATATCCCTTTGTGCTATCAACAAATATTGTTTCTGAATAAGATTGAGTATCTGTGGATAATCCAGTAAATTCTGTTAGTGCAGCACCAACAAAAGTTTGTAATTTGGTATATCTGTCTAAATTTTCAGCAATGTTTATAGATCCACCTTGAAATTCTTGGGAAATATAATACTGCTTCATAAAATCCACAAAAAGCGGACTTTCTGCTTGCACAAACTCAGGTAACTGATTTTCAATTACCTGATTAATTTCGACTCTTTGTATTGAGGTATCAATCATTAATATCCGCCGCCAGAGCTAGATCCACCGCCGCCACCCGATGATGAAGGTGTGCTGGTTGTGGTTGTACTTGTTGTGGTTGAAGTTGCATATGTTCCACCAGTTGTTCTTGTTGTTGAAGTTCCAGTTGCTGATGATGGAAGTAAGTTAGTGGTTGTTGAAACTGGAGAGTTTGATTTTCTTGTGAAAGTTGGAGTATAATAACTGTGAATGTGAGGAAATCTAGATCCAGATGTATTTTCACCTGATGAGATTAAATCTTGAACCATATTGATTGTTGTATTTGTCATATCAAATTTAATATACAAATCTCGAAGACCAACAACATCATTTGAATGTGGAATTGCTTGAATTTCAACAACGTTATTTGCAATTACTGTTGATGTTATATTACAAGTATCTATAAGAACTTCACCGATCAAATATTTAACTGTTCCAGCGTTTTTCTTAATAATATTTGGAGTTCCACCTTCTTCATATGTAAAGAAGAACATACGACCTGTTTCACGATCTACAACCTCATCTGCCATATAAACTGTTCCAACAACACCTTCAATTGTAAATCCAGTTGATACAACATTATATGCAGACTCTTGACTGTGAATATGATTACCAAAACAAACCTCATATTGAGCAAATTGACCCAAAACTGCTTTTAAATTACGTCGAATTGTGACAAGAGTGATATTTGATGTAATTGCAGTATCAACAGAATCAACTAATGACACTGCTTTACTATATTTAAATCTACCACCAAATTTATTTACATCAATTGATCTTGAATATTGAGTTAAGGCATTTGAGACTCCTGTTTTCAAATCATCTGGTCGATCATTTAAACTTGGATTGTAATATGGATTAACTTGTAACTCCACATATAGATATTTCAAATCAATAAATTCTGGCACGATACCAGCAACTGCATAACTCTTTAACTTTTGAATCAACTCTCTTTTTGTTTCATCTGATAGAAAATCACCGTTTCGAGGTTTTACCGAGATGAAAACTTTACCAAAACGAGGAGGAGACATCTCCTCACCACCAAATGCCGTTACAGACTCAACATTTGGATATATAAAACCTAAAACTGACTCATAATCAGAAGATGTCACTGCTCGATATTGAGAGGAGTAAATTCTTGGTGCAAAATACTTAATTGAAGAGATTGATTCAATATCATCACCATCTCTTGATTTCTCATCTGTTGAAACAAGACCAATCAATGCTGGATTAATTGATCCACCATCTTGGTTTGTAATGTTTCCAATAAAACTAAACTCTGAAGCACCATTTCCCTCTCTTCCATCAGTTACAATATAAGATGCTGTAATTACATTTGCATTTGATAACTTTCGACCAATTACATTGTCGCCAAAGATTAATTCGTATCTCTCATCCTCAATTTCTTGTAATAGGTATGAATTTGATGTTGATGTAATTCCGATGATATTGTCAATCTGTTTATAAGTGACTGAAGATGTCGATGATGAAGATGGCTTAACTTTGATCTTAATTGTTGATGTGTCAATAAATGAATTATCTAAAATATATCTTTGATTAAACAAAGACGTATCAACTGTAAAGTCTTGTGATACAAAACTACCTTCAAATATCTCAATATTATTAAATTCTGCAACTCCGTTATTTACAGGAACTGTAATGTCCTCTGGAATACAAAATATGTAGTTTGTATTATCTCCAGCACCATTACAAACAATTCCAGCGTTTAATGTAACTGTTGATGTTTCGATTAAACTATCAATTAAGAAAGATATCCTTGCTCTTGAGGATCTTCTTGATCTTGGCACATAACCGATGTTTCTTGCAAGTGCAACAACGTTTTCTCGAAGTGTAGCGGAGTCAAGAAAACACTCATTTGCTGCCATATTGGTGTTATATGCAGTCGTGTATGTATTATATGCTAATGCATCAATAATAATCGAAAGGTTAGACCCTTCAAAGTCATAATCAGTGAAGTTTGTATTTGCCCTCAGATAATCTCTGATAGACTGTTTAATTTGATCAAAATCTAAATTAACGTATTGTCCGAATGCCATTATACTCTAGCTGGGAAAAGGAGAACATCTACTGTTTGTGTCGGTGCTGGAATACCAATAATATCATATTGTACCGTACAATTCATTTCATTTGAATCAGGCATAATCTCAACAGTCGCATCAATATTTGCAATTCTTGGTTCATGATTAAGTAGAGATGCATTAATTTCATCTGCAATTCGTATTTGATTCAAAGCTGTATTTAATTCAAATAAAGAATCATTGATCACCGAACCAAAATTAGGATTAAATGGTTTTTCACCAAGAATTGTAAAAATTATGTTTTTGACTGATCTTTTAATCGCATCCTCATCACGAATTACAACCACATCATTCGTCACAGGATGACGTTTGAAGGATAAGTTGATATCTTTGAATGCCCTAGAAGCCACTATTTACACAAAATGTTTGCTGTTTTTATTTATACCTATTTTTTACCTTTTTATCTCACGAACTAAGTAATCAATCGAATATAGGTTATCAATAATGTATTTAGCAGCTATTTTAGGATCTTTTTCACCACAAGTGTAAAAATCAGCACTTAAACAACCCTTTTCAGGCCATGTATGACATGAAA